GCTTATCAGCACCCTCAACCTCAACCTTCTCTCTCATAGCGAGGCCCTTCTTTGTGAGGTCTGTTACGTTAGCTCCTACCGAACGCTCTGTTCTATCAAGAGCATTTGCCAGCTCAGGAATCGAAACCTTTCCACCATTGTTCTTTACATACTCAAATACTTCATTTGACTTTTCTGTAAGCTTCATAATTTTAAAATCTCCTTGTTTAATAAATAATTTAATGAATGTGTTTGTTTCGAAAGTTATTCTTAACTTTCTATAAATATTATACTAAATTTTTTAACTAAACTCAAATTTTGACTTCTCTACTTACACAACAAGTAGTCCAATAATTTTTGCATTTGAAAGTTTCATTGATTTTGTTCCTTGCGCACCCTTTGAAAGAAGATTTATCTCATTTAAATTAATTTTAATTTGTGCATTGGAAGCTACTACAATGGTTTCTCTTTCATTGTTTATAGGAGCAAAAGCTATTAGTTTATCATCATTATCTTTGAGTGAATGGATTTTACTTCCTTTTGTTGCTCTTCCGGTTATTGTAAAATCTTTTGCGGTTGTTCGTTTAATATATCCTTTTTCACTTACGCTTAAAAATTCTTTTGTATTAGAAGGAATTACCTTTGCTGATACAAGAACATCACCATCGTTAAGAGCTATACCCTTAACTCCCCTTGCTACTCGCCCTATTGGACGAATATCCTTTGTTTCACACAATACGAACTGGCCGCGCGCAGTCATCATACCGACTTGTTCGTTGTCTACAAAAAGAATCGACACTATTTCATCATTATTATCTAAGTTTAGAGCCTTAACACCGCCTTTGCGTTTTATGTTATACTCTGAAAGCCTACTTTTCTTTAAAATACCTTTTTTTGTAAAAAAGATTATGTGTTCTTTTTGTTTCTTTTTGTTGAGGAAAACAAGTTCTTCAATGCGCTCTCCTGCGCTTAATTCTACTATGCTTTCAATTGGAATAACTTCTTCAAATTGAAGTTCAGAAGGCATTAAATGGAAGCAATTTCCAAGATTCGAGAAAAGAAGAACGGTGTCAATGTTAGTGCCTGAAGCAGTAGCAATTACATATTCTCCCTTACTCATTTTAAATTTGTTTCCCACACCTCCGCGCCGTTGTGAATAAAGCGTAGAAGTGGTGGTGACATAGATATTGTTTTGGTTCGACAGATTGATAAGTAGTTCTTGTGTTTCTGTCGGTTCTTCATCGTCTTTTGAGATATTGAGAATTTGAGTACGGCGCGCATCGCCAAATTTATTTGCTACATCGCGCCACCCTTTAATAAGTTGAGCATTGAACTCACTTTCATTGTTAATTATATTATAGATGAATTCTCGTTCTTTTTCAAGTTTTGACTTTTCAGATTTTAACTTTTCGACTTCAAGGTGTGCAAGTCGAGAAAGTTTCATATCGAGAATTGCTTTTGTTTGAGCTTCGTCAAGAACATATTCGCTCATCAGACGCTCACGTGCTACTGATGTAGATTCGGATGTTTTGATGAGGCGGACTACGTTATCAATGTCCTCGATTACTTTGAGAAGACCTTCAATTATGTGGAGACGGTCTTCGATTTTCTTGAGGTCAAATTCATAACCTCTTCTATATACCTCTTTTTCGTGGTCGATATGTGCTTGAAGCATTTCTTTCCATGTAAATACTTTTGGAAAGCGTCCATTGTCAAGCATTGTAAAGTTAATTGAATAGTGAGATTGAAGTGAAGTATTTTTGAATAGATATTTTAATACTTTGTTTGGATTTGCCTTTTTAGCTAAATAGATTTTGATAAGAGGTGTTTTTCCAGTAAGGTCATTAAATCTGTCAACTCCTGGATTTTCTTCTCCATTGATGATGTCTTCAAGCTCACCGCAAATTGTATTTGTATAGACTCCATATGGTATCTCCGTTACTACGAAACAGTTTTCTTTTTTATCGAAGTCAACTACGCTGCGAAGTTTGCAAGCGAAACCTGAACCTTTTTTCATTGAGGCTTTTACGTCATCTTCGTTAAGTAGAATCGCGCCGGTAGCAAAGTCTGGCGCTATGTATATATCTTCAAAGTCGCAATCTGGATTGAGAAGAAGGTGTTCAAGCGCCTTGTTCATTTCACATAAATTATATTGCGGAATTGATGAGGCCATACCAATACCAATGCCCATCGTACCATTACAAATATTATAATATCCCTTACTTGGAAGAACTGCTGGGTACTGTTTTGTATTGTCGTAGCTATCACGCCACTCTTCAATTGTTTCTTTGTCTATATCAGTAAATAATATATTAGAAAATTTTGATAGTCTACTCTCCGTATAACGCATTGCAGCCCAGTTGCCAGACTCGATAAGTGAACCTGCATTACCTTTTACGTCTACAAGTGGATAGCGCATCGCAAAAGGCTGGCCCGCGCGCATTATAACTCCTTCGCATGAACTGTCACCATGAATATAGAAGTCTGCCATCGCCATACCGACAGCATTGGCAGTTTTCTTATATGGTTTATCGTGGGTAAGTTTGCGAAGAAGCATTGAGTAGAATATCTGACGTGCAGATGGTTTGAGGCCATCGCGCACATCAACAAGGGCTCGGTTTTGTAGAACCGCACCACTGTATTGTATCATTGATTCTTCTATTATTGGTTTTAGATTACTCATTAGGCTCCTTTATTTTACAACTTACATATTCATTTGCTTTCCAAACATCATCATAAGTAATGTATATTTCTGTACTTTTATCTTGATGGTCACTAGAACAAATTCCACAAGCACACCAATCAGGTACTATTCTATCACATTGTTGTAATAATTGTTTTAATGTTATATCTTCTGGTGCTTCAGCATAAAAGCTAATATCACAACCATTAAGTAAAAATTTCATTATTCTCTCACCTTGCTAAAGTCTACTTTCTTCATTATAAAATTTCTTCTAGGTTCTACATCTTCACCCATTAAATCATAAAGTAAATCAACTGCTCTATCATCATATTCCATAACTTCCATTCTTTGATACTCTGGAGTAAACATAGATGCTTGTGCAGTCTCAGCTGGTAACTCACCGAGTCCCTTAGCTCTTGTTACTTCACCTTTAATTTTATTTCTTACCTTATTAAATTCATCGTCAGTAAAATAATATGATTCTTTACCTTTATTTTCAACGATATAGAGAGGTGAACGAAGCCAACATAATCTGCCTTCTCTAATAAATTCCGGTGCGAGATATTGTAGTGCTGCCATTATAAGCAGACCGATGTGGGCGCCGTCGCTATCTGCATCGGTACAGATTGCGATGCGTCCATAGCGCAACTTTAATGGGTTATACTTACCAGGAATTATATTCATCGCACTTAACAGAAGTTTGATTTCTTCATTATTATAAATCTTTTCTTCTGGATTAGAAAGACAGTTAATAATCTTTCCTCTAATAGCAAGAATACCATACTTTGTATAGTCGCGTGCCTGTGCCATACCACCCATAGCGGAATTACCCTCTACAATTAGAAGTGTTGAGTTTGGTCCGAGAAACTCTGCATCTTTGAGTTTATCAGAGGCAAAAACCTTTTTCTTCTGATTTTTTTCAATTTCTTTTGATGCTTCAAGAACTTGCTTACGCGCCTTCTCTGCAGCACGTTCGGCTTTGAGTTCTTTTGTAAGCAATTCTAAAACTGAATCAAACTCACTTACATATCTGCGACTAAAGTCCTCTAACATCTGTCCCGTCGCACGCTGCGCGAGTCCGCGAAGTTCTGGATTGTTAACCTTTGTCTTCGTTTGGTTTGCAAATGAAGGATTCGGTACTTTACAATTTACAACATAAAATAAGCCACTACGCGCAACCTCTGGACTAAACTCACCCTTAAATTTCTTTTTGAAGAAATTTGTAAGTGCAGTTTTAACACCTGTTAACGAGGTGCCACCCTCTGCGTTGGCAAGACCGTTTGTAAATACATACCAATGTTCTTTACGGTCGGCCGCCCACTGCATAGCAACCTCACATTCAATTCCATTTTCTTCAACTTTAATATAAAGTGGAGTTTTATGAATTGGTTTTTTAATTGAATCTTTAAGGAAATCAAGTATTCCTCTTTCTGATTTATAGACTATCTCTTCATTAGTGTTATAATTAAATAGTCTGAAGCTAACTTTTGGAGTTAAATAAGACCAATTTTTACACATTTCTTTTAAATCTTCGAAATCAATGTGTATTGGTTCAAGGTTGTATACCTCTTGCGATGGAATAAAAGTAACTCTTGTGCCATGAAGATTCATATCATCAATCTCTTCAATTTCAAAAGATTCTTTTATTCCATCTTTTAAAATAAGAGTAGCTTGTTCTCCATCTCTACACGAAGATGCAAAAAAGTAGGAGCTAGATAATGCTACTCCTTTTGCTCCTATTCCATTCATACCCGCTACATTTTGATAAACCTTTTCATCGAATTTACCACCGGTATGAGGCATGGTATAAATTGCTTCCATGGCCTCGGTTCCGTCATCACGCAAACCAAATGGAACTCCGCGGGCGTTGTCTTGAATTGTTACTTGGTTACCATCTAACTCAACCCAAATAGTATCTCCATATCCCATAGTCATTTCATCTATGGAATTAGTTATAAGTTCGCGCACACATTGTAGAACGCCTTGGTTGTCGGCGCTTCCCATATACATTGCAACACGTTCACGAATAGCGTCGCGAAAACTTAAGGTTTCTATATCTTGTGCTGTATAATTCATTTAATATCCTCTTTTTCAATTAGTATATCATCATCATATGCATTGATTGAAACGTGAGTTATTTTAATTGAATCTGTATCTAACTCAAATAACGATTCAATCTTTGCATTCTCGGACACTGTAAACATAATACGCTGCCCGCAATAATTGTCAATTGTAATTGTAATTGAATTTTTATCCATAGTCAAATTTTCCTTATTTTTAATAAAAGTTCGTCATCTGAAGAATAGTATAGTGGTAATTGCATTGTTAATTTATAATTCATATATTCAAAATATTTATATCTATCAATAGACGGTGTATAATTTAAATATAATTCATCAGCTGTAATTTGAATATATCCATCTCTTGTTTTTGGTATTTCATACAATAGTGTTTCTCCATTAGAAAGAGTGCATTTAATTTCTACTTTTTCTATGTCTGAAACTGTATTAATTACTCGGTCTTCTTTTATATACATTTTTGTTTTCCTTTCTAACTATTCTTCCTACTATATATGGAGGGTCATCTTTGTGTGGAGGAACTATTATATGAGTTTTCCAATACTCTTCCATATATTCACTTATTTCTTTAAAATGATATTCATTATTCATACTTATTTTAAAATGGAGTATCATTATCAACTAAATCTTTGCAACAGTTCTCTAAATCAGATAGATATTCATCAGTTAGAAATGGTGGATTTACTATTAAAATAATAATTGCTATTGTTAGTAATAAGTCAATCATTTCTATCTCCTAAAACGGTGTATCCTCATCAATTAAATCACCTGCTTGTGCAATTTCCGTACGCACATTTATTTTGTTGAGTGCGCCGGGGTCAACATTTGGCGGTACGTACTTATGCGCCGGCCGCCATCTCCATGCACCTGCAGACCAGACAAGGAAATATGTCTGATGAAAAGTATCGTTGTAGTCAACCGCGAGAACTGTTTCGATATTGCCGTTGTCAATTCGTTTTGCTTTAAACATTATTAGTATCCTTATATATAAAATTACTCGTTTCTAACTGTAAATCTTTAATAGATAAACTATCTAATTGAGTATATGGTATTCTTATTAATGGTATATTATGAATTATACAATATTCATTTTTCATTAAATCATGCTTATGTAAAATTTCATAGTCTAAATGCCCGTTCCATGCACCCTTGTTGTTAAAATGAATTTCTCCGTCATATTCAATTAAATAAGATAATTGATTATTTTCATTAAATACAGCAAAATCAAAACGTAAAAAACCTTCATCTTTTAAATCAGAAAAACAATACTCTTTTTGAAAAGGTATGTGGTTTTGAGTTAAAAGTGAATTTATTGTTTGTTCTCCCAATGATTTTAAACATCCACACGATTTAATTCGATTATTACGTAATTCAGACGCGGCGGCATAAGTAATATTACCACAATCACATTGACATTTCCATACAACATCTCCGCCACTTCTGCGCTTATTGGTAATATCTATAACAACTAAATTATTAAAACGCTGTCCGATAATATTATTAATTTTTTCTTGATTTTGACATCCGCAAGATTTAGTGTGGCCGCTTTTAAGATGGTCTCCTCTTACTTCTTTTATTTTACCGCACTCACACTGACAAACCCAGTATTTTCCACCATTAGACGCGCGCCGAGTAGATTCTTTTATTATTGTTAGCTTATTAAATTTATCTCCAACTTTCATCATATTTCTCCTTATATTTCTTTCTTATATATAAGTAGAAATCTCCCCAAATCCCTACATTTCTTTGCGCTTTATAATTTCAAAATCGTCCACATCTGGAACAACTGCTAAGCCGCCCCAGGAACCGAATATTTGCCCGTAGTCATCAATATGGGTGATTATTCCTTCTTTGCCTGCATATTGCGGTTCGTCTTTCATATAGTTAATTCTAATTGTATCTCCTACTTCTGGCATTAGTTTTCCTCCTATAAAAACCACCACATTTTCTTTCTTGTATAATATAAACTATCTTCAAGGTATTTTGTATCTTCTTCAAGCTCATCGAGAAACTTATCGAAGTATTCTTCGGTGAAACTCCATGTAATTACTTCACCAGTAGACTTTGAAATGAGTTCGATGTCATACATTGATACTCCTATTGAAGTAGTCCAATGTTCTATGTTTCCAATATCATAAAAGTCAGTCAAATTAATAACCATTTCAATACTCCTTTCTTATTCTATTATAATTATATCATATTTTAATTAAAAATGCAAATTTAGAAGAGTATGTAGAGGCGCGCGACTGCGATGGATTGAGCGAATGAAGCATTTATGATATAATTTTATGACCGGCCGCGCTTCTACGTACTATGTAGATGTAGAAACGACTTATTTATGAAGTGGAAGTTTTTTGACTTATAGGAGGATATCAATGGATTTACAAACCTATTTAGTTCAATCGTCCTCACGCCCAAATAAACAGGTTCTCCAATCACTGGGCGCGACAGAGGAACAAATTAAATATATAATGGAGACACCGGAAAATTTTAATTGGAATGTGTGGGATGGTCTTAGAAGTGAAAGCAATGAGTTTTTAGTAATTTTTGGAGGGAAAACTGAAGAAGAAGATGATGGTATAATAATAACTGGTGATATACCTGTTCAAGCGACCCCTAAACAATTAATTGATGCAATTAATTCTAAGCAAACTCTGCATTGTAAATGGAGTAAATATTTAGGTATAACGCTAGGATACCAGGAAGATGGTGAAACACCATCGGCCTCTGAAGAATCGGGACCAATTATTGGTCTTCCATATGTTATAACCCCTATTGATATAGATAATAAAACAATTCAATTTAAACTAGGAGACTTCAAAACAATTAATTATACCTATACTGAACAAACCTTTAATGAGCCTATAGTTTTGACAGGTGCTATAAATTATTAAATTAAAAACACGGGTATTTCTACCCGTGTTTTTTTTCTATTTCTATACTAATGAATTCCTGGGTCTGCTACTGGGTCCGCTCCTTCGTCTTCTTTAGCCTCTTCAGCTTCTTCCGCTTTAATGGAGTCTGCATCAGCCTTACTAATAAGTCCTGCTGCATATGCATAATCCCAAATAGATGCATCTTCATCAAGTGCTAAAAATTGACTAAAAATAGCTGGATTTTCTATTCTCGTAGCAATGGCTTCGAATTGAGCCGCTGCTGGCATTGCTTTTAACCAATCAATTCTTTCTTGGCTTTGCTTACTAATATCCATTTAGATACCTCCTTATAAATATATCCTATTTATAAGTAGAAAACTTCTATTCCCAATTCACTGTTCCGGTGCTCTTCTTTCTTTTCTTCGGTGGCATTTTTGCCCAGATAAGGAAGTCTCTTGCGCGAGTAGCGGAAACATAGCACAGGCGCGCCTCATCGTCGTTATATGCACGGATATTATATGAAAGAATATAAGGAGCTTCAAGTCCTTTAGAGCTATGGGCGGTTAGAATTTTAACTGTGTTTTCTTTTAAACGGTCTTCAATTTGTGAGTTAGTTAATTCTGATTGTTTAAAGGTGTCAGTTGGAATTCCTTTACTTTCAAAAAGTTGCTGAAATAATGCTATATCACTATTGGTTCTACAAAGTACGAACCAGTCTTTCCACTCTGCGCCCAAGCGTTCTGACGCCATTATGAGTGAAGATACTGCTTCAGAAGGACTATAATTTCCTTCGAGTACGTGCGGCCGCCCGTCTGATTGTCTCATAGCGATTGAATCATCATCATAGTCTGGTCCAAGCCTATATAAAAACTTTTTTGCAAAACGAAGTATGTCTGGTTGGTTACGGAAATTCTGTCGCATTTCGTAGACAGTGGTATCATTTTTATACCACAGGTCTATTAGATATTGTGGATAAGAACCAGCAAATCCATAAATAGATTGCTTAATATCACCGACATACATGAAGTTGTCTGGGTTGATAAGTTCAAAAAATTCAAACTGTGCTTCAGTTGAGTCTTGTGCTTCATCAAGCAGTAAATGTTCTACATGCTTAATACAGTCTGGATTCTTTTTAATTTCTTCAAACAAGTCATCAAAGCGTTCTTCGTTAAGTATGTCTGTTGTATCTACCGCACCACCACGAAGTAAATAGTTGCAATATGAGTGTACGGTACCAATAAAAAGTCCATTTGGATAACCTAAACGCTCATACATTACAGAGGCTGCATTGTTTGTAAAAGTAATTGCTACAATTTTTGATGGGTCTATACCCTGCTCAAGCAAATACCTTATACGCTCTACTAATACTGCGCTTTTACCACTGGCCGCGCTACTAAGTACGAGTACCTTCGGCTTGTCTGTTTTTACGATTTGTGTTTGAATGTTTGTTAATTGCATTTTTTCCTCCTTACCCTTTCGGGCCTCGCTGTCGCGAGATTTAAAATTATTTATTCTTATCTCCGGTAACGGAGTTAAGTCCATAGGTTTTTGAATCATAGAAGTCAATATAATACGATTCTCTTTCTCTTAGTTTGTCTTTTGGAACTTCTTCTAAAATCTCAAAGGTAAAATTTTCTGCGCCATCGGCCGCCATAACTCGATGAAGTTGAGATGAGGCTAAAGTTCCAACCCCTAAAGCCGACTTGACGTGTTCTTGCCAGCGCTTATCAATTGAAGTTGTTTGACCTATATATATTTCATTAGTTTTAAGACGAGTAATTTTATACACACCACTTATATCACCATTGATAAGTAGACGCTTACGAAGCTCTGCCAATGGTTTCTGATAATAACCAGTCCAGATAACCTTGTTAATTGCTTCTGGATGTCGAAGCCTCGGCGCGATACTACGTAAAATTTCTACATCATCTTTATCATTTGGGTCAAGTTGAATTCGATAAAAGTCTTGTTGTTCTTCAACTTCTTTAGCTCGTCTAATTTCCTCATTAATGGCCGCGCGCTTACTACGTTCTACTTCTAATTCATTTTGAACTTTGTTTATTTGTTCTTCAAGATTGTTAATATAAAACTGTTTCTGTTCGAGCTGAAGGTTCGCCTCATCAATTTTTAATTGTCTATATTTATCAATAGATGAATTTACAATTTGACGTTTACGTTGTTCGTACTCTGCGGCCGTGCCATCAATTTCCTTCATCTTTCCTTCTCGATAAAGGTCTAAATCTTGGTTGACTTCTATATATCGCTTTTCTTTTTCTTTTAATTGTGTATTTAATTTATCTATTACACCATTAATTTGCGCTTTATTAATTTCGAAATCTGAATTCAATTTTATAGATTCAGATTTAATTTCTTCGCGCTTTAATCGTATACGATTATTTAATTCATTTGATTCTCTTTTCCACTCTTCTTCAAAGTAGTCTTTTAATTCTTCCTTTCTTAATACTTCTAAATCATGTTTTTCAAATATAGTTTTTTCTAATATTTTTTGTTTACTTTTAAGTCGTAAAATTAATATAATAATAACAATACTTAAAAGAAGAGGGATTAATAAATAATAATCCATATTAATTCCTCTATATATAATATATTTTTTTGTTTTTCTCTTTCTATTATATTATAGCAATTTTAGCGTCG